AAGGTACTTTTGCACGTTGGACACAAGGTCTTTTGCGCGCTCACCATTGATGCAATGAAATTCGATGCCGTTTTTCTCGATCTTTTTCGTCAAGATTAAAGTGTCACCCTGACGCACAACAAAGTTACCCGTCTTGGGTGCATTCATCAACCCATCAAAGTAGGCGTCCACCGTCATGGCAAAGCCACCATAGTTTTTTGCCAGGTCTTCGGTGAGGATTTGTCTGATGTCTTTCATGGCTGAATTTTAAGTCTCAACGCTTGCCAGCGGGTGTCACGTCCAAACGGTTCAAGCCAACTCGCCAGTCAGCAAGCACCGCCCCGGTGTACCTGATCTTGACCTGACGCGCTGAAAACCGCACGCTTGTGGGTTCGCTGGCAGAGTAGGGTCCATAAGTTGTCTCTGTGGCCGTGGGGTACATGCGAGTTTTGAAGGACACAACAACCTCGCCCAATGTCTGCTCGTCAGGGATCAACTGACGCACATTCATTATGTTTTCACCCGGCTGGATCTCAACAGGGCCAGACTCAACGAAAGGCGCAACAGAGTCATACGCAAACCCGACTTCGTGTTCGTAGATGTAACTGTCAGCAGAAACCATCAGCGGGTTCAAGTAGACCCCACGGTCAGTGCCAGCCGTGCGAGACATAGATCCAATCGCCCAGTGGTTTTCGCGGTAGTTGTACGTCACATAAGAATCGTTCTCATTGCTGGCATTTGATGGGTAGAACCAAATGATCTCGCCATACTTGGAGTTGTGAACAGCATAAACCTTGCTGACCTGGTTGGCGTTAATGTTTTGAAAGATGTAGTCGCCAACGTCACAAGCCAATGGCTTGACGTACCCGTCATAAACCCAAAAGCCAGAATTGCTCATCCAGATCGCGGCAGTGTCAATGGCCGCAACGGCCTGGGTTGAGATCAAGCCACAACCAGACCCGGCCTTCTCAAAACTGTACACATAGGGCAAACCAATGTAGGTGCTGACGTGGACATCGACATCTGTAAACAGCAAGTTGACACCGCGCACGCGCTTGCCTGCCTTCAGAGACCCAACAGTTTGCAGCTCAAATGAACCTGCCTGGTTGGTGGCTGCCGGGGTCCAGACGGTGTTGTTTTCCTGATCGCACCATTGGACCTTGCGGGGATCTCCACCGGCACCCAACGCAAAGACAAAGCGCTCTGCTGTGGTCATAACGGCGTTGCAGCTCGTTGGCGCGTTGGTGATGGCAGCGGCCAGGGTCGGCGTTGAGAATCCCAACTGCCACTCGTAGAGCTTGCCATCGGCATCTGAGCAGGCGACCAGGTACTCACCCCAGGTATCCAGACTCCAGGTCGTTGCTGGAGTAACGCTGCCCGTGTCTGGGCGCTGCACGCCATAGGCAAAGTTGCCATAGGTGGAGTACCCGTACCCGGTCTTTGTGGCTGCGTCAGCAATGCCAACAGTCAAACCTGTCGGCGTAATGTCTTTGAGAGTGCCTGCCTCATTCATGGCATACAGCTTGGAATTTGTACCGGCAGCAATCCAGCGGTCGCCTGAGTTGTCGCGCCAGGTGATCAAGCCCCGGCATGACCCGGTGAGCTGAGATGCCGATCTCTTGCGCCATCCACCAATGGGACGCAAAGTACCCTCAAACCATCGAACCAGGTTGGAGTCGAACCATCTCCCAGAGGTTTGATACTCTGTGCCGTTACGGTAAACGCCTGGGGGGATTCTGAGTGGTACAAGTGCCATGATGGGATTATGCGGAAAGATTGGACACAAAACTCACTGTGGCAATGACTGAGGGGATCGCTGGCCTGGTTGGACTGGTCCCGGCAGCAAAGTGCTCAATGGAGACGCCAACGTCTGATGGCCGCCACATGAGTTGCAGGTAATCGCTCTCGGCCAGATCCACAAAGTAGTTCAAAGCCCCGATCATGTGGGATGGGTCTCCTGAGCTTTTCCTGGGCACCAACCCAAACCGCGACCCTGAATTGGCAATGTCAGTGCCATTCTTGCGAAACCAGACCTCAACGTCTTGCGTGTCATTGGTTGTGTTTTTGAATTGCACGCTGAATTGCACGTTGTAAACCCCGCCCTGCGACACGTTCAGACGTGAAGTATTTGACAGAGTGATCCCATTTGCATAGTCAGTTGTGTCAAATGTGATGGCGTAAGCAGTTGTTGTGTTGGCCGCCGTCTGGTCGGTCCCATCCTGAAACGCACCATATGGCAGGTTCAAGTACTTGCCACCTCGCGGCCCAAGGACCGTTGACAGGATATTGGTGAGCTTGCGAAAGTAGGTCAGCAGGCCGCGATGGGATTGCGCAGTCAGTCTCTCGTCATAGACTGCGCCAGGTGAGGGCAGGTCTGGCGGTGCCGGGGTTTGGAGCTGCTGGTACAGGTTTGTCATGTCAGGACTGCCAAGGCCTCATTAATGTGTTTGATGCGGTCTTCGAGGCCAATTGTCCCACCGTTGATCTTCTTCGTGAGTGCTGCCCAGTCCCCTGACTCGGCCAGGCGGTTGCAGTCATGCGTTGACCAGAACCATCCTGCCGTTAAGGCAGCGTACTTGGGGGTGGCGACCAACTCAGGCTGCATGACAAAGTCAACGCCCAGGGCTTGGCCTGCGTGAAAAAAATTGCTGTGCCCGGTCAATTGGATGCAACCTTTTCCCGAAAAACGAAAACCATCCCCTGATGCCTCGTCACGGTTTCCCATGCGGTTGGCATAGACCTTGTTGGCGATCTTGCTGGGCTGACCCGCGTACTGGTTGGCAACGTCAAGAGTAGGGAAACGCTTGGGCCACAACTTCATCAAGGTGGCAGCGCGATAGTTCAAGTTCTCTTGCAGCACCTTGAAGTTCCCACATTCATGGCCGCATTGACCGATAAACGCTGCCTGCTGTCTCTTGGTGGAGATGTTGAAACGCCCAAAGGTTTCATTGAGCGCATCAACCCATTCGGGGCCAATGTGCAGCTTTTTGAGTTGATCACTATTTACCATTGATGGCCTCTCTCACTTTGTTGTAGGTGTCGATGCAGGCGTTGAGCTGGACTGTGTTTCTGTCTCCCTCAATGGCGATGGAGACAAGAGCTTTAATAGCCTCGCTGTAAGGGTCGGGTCTTGCTTCGTCCCGATCTCTGACGGCAGGGGCGGCATCTGGGGTGGCTGAAACGCAACTTGGGGCGGCTGGGACCGGGAGGCGCAACCGGCCAGCGTCAACAAGAGCATTAATGTCAGACTGTTTTTTGTTGATCTCATTCTTGGCCTTTCGCAATGTTTCGGTTTGGTTGTTCAGTGAGCTTGCCAGCTCTTGCTCTTTGGCGCGTGACTCTTCATTGAGCTTGGCAATGTGAGCCTGCATCTCAGCGTCACGGTCAGCATACCCAGCATGATGGCCGTAAGCGTAGGCACCGCCAACAGCAATCATGGCCGCGATGATCAGGTATGGATTCACTGCCCAGCCTCACGTCTTGCTGCTGCGATCTCCTCGCGGACGTGATCGGGTTCCAGGTGCTCGGGTGGCGTTGTCGGTGGAGGTGGAGGCGTCCAGGTTTCGTCCAGTGGTGGATTAATCCACACCGGCAAAGCACCGCTGGGAGGCGCAGAAACAGGGGTAGAAGGCGCTGGTGCAGCCGGGGCAGGTGTAGGTGGCGGTGTAGGTGTAACGGCCTGGCTGACTGCCCCAACAGCACGCTTGCCAACTATGCCGCCGATACCGCCAACAAGTAAAAGCACGATGTCGTTCAAGATTTTAGAGAAAGCCATGTCTAATGGAGCCATTGATTTGATTGGCTGAACGACAAAAATTAAGCTATAAAGCAGTACAAAAACAATTCCAAAAAGAATGACAGTTATGCAGACAACGACAAAGCCCCAGATTCTGATCTCGATGTCTTCTGCGGTGTATTTACTTTTTAACATCTTCGCCTTTCTTATCGTCAATCTTGTTTGTCAATACCGGGGCAACCAAATATTCAGGGCAGGTCTGCGTGAATAAGCAGCGAGGTTTCTGGCACTCAGGCAGATCGAATTTGTCAGGGTTCTGGCAGGTGTATCGATACCGATCCTCGCACCCAGCAAGCACCATGATGGTCAGACAAAGCAGCAGTCTCATTCAGTCTTCCTTTCTGTTGTCCTGGTCCATCTTCTTTCGGTCTTCCTCGAGCTGCTTGCGCAGCCTCTCCATGCGATCAATCTGGGCTTTGCTTTCCTTTTGCACTGCCAGGGTATCGAAATAAATTATCGAAATTATCGGCAGCATCAAACAGAAAACCAGCACCATCGCAATGAGCGCAATCAGAAACCCCATCTTGTCTTTCGGTCCATCACTAGGAGTGACCAAAACACGCTCAGATACACGATTATCAACAAGGCGGCGGCCAGGTAGATTGCTTTGTCTTGCAGGTCCGCGATTACCCGTCTTCGTTGCCATTTCGCCTGCGCCTCACGTTGATCTCGCACTGCCCTGGCTTGCTCTTGCTCAATTGAAATCTGCTCACGCATCTCGTTAAACCGTGTCCACAGGTTGCCTAATTCTGGAGGTGCCCCGTAAACCATTTGCTCGCGCAAGTCGGTCTCCATTTGCGTCAACTGGGTGAGCACAAGGGTACGCTGCAAGGCACGCTCTGCCAGAGAGTCTGCCCCGTCATAGACTTCCTCTTTGGACTTGCGCTCTTCCTCATGGTAGTAGTCTTGGATCTGCTGCTGGTGGCGCATGAATTCACCCAAGCGCTTTGCAATGTCTCCCATGACCTGGTTGGGATCATAGGCCGCGACTTCTTGCACCCGCTTTTGTTCGGCAACGATCTGCTTCTTTTGCTCTTTGGTTGGGTTTGGCCCAAACATGCCAGCAATCTCGTTGACGATCTTTTTAACGTCACCAGCAGTATTCTTAACGTCCTTGTATGTGGCAATGCCCTGCTTGATAGCGCTGAATGCGCTAGAGGCCATAAGCAGGATGCTGATTGGGTCCACATCTTACAAACCAAAGATCTTTGCAAAGAGTGATGCAGCAGCACCAGGACCAAGCAAGACGGCCACGATCACGGCATAGAGCAAATACTCAATCTTGGTCATGCGCTCTGACCCCTTTGCAAGAGAGTCGGAAATGAATTTCATCCTCTCTGTGCAAATGGCCTCATGCACTGCCAGCCTGGTCTCGGTGGAGTCAGTCATTCCAAGGCACACCAGTGGCTTTGACAGGTGCTTTTTGTTCAGCGATTTGAGCCAGCAAAGAATCCTCAACAGCATCCTTGTCCACAGACTCCCACACCCACGCTAGAACTGCGTCTTTTGTCAAGTCAGCATAGGCAATGGTTGCAGTGCCTTCACTCCATGAACAAGTGCTGATGACAGAGGCAGAGTAATCCCCATCTGTTGCAGTGGCTTGCCAATGTGCTGTGGTGACAAATCCATCTGAGGTTTGTCGGTCGAGTTGGGAAATGTTCCAAGTAATCATGCTGACTCCAGTGCCGCAAGGCGTTTACGAAGGGATTGAATTTCTGCCCACATAACAGGCACAAGTGCAGACGCATCCATTTGTTGATACACGGGTTTTCCGTCTGCATCTACTGCGTCTTTTTCACCAGTGTGTGCGTAATCTGGTGTTTCGTGAGCAATGAACATTGGACGCTCTTGTGTTGCGCCTTTCATTGTGCCCATGTAAACAGGAACAGAATCAATTAAAGAACCGCTACCAGTTACAGGGCCGCTAATGTCTTTGGCTCTGTAATCAGAAGTTGTGTTATAGGCTACAAGACCACCTGCTCGGTTATAACTGATTGAGCCTCGTTGATTTGGCGATGCTTCAGTCCAAAAAATAGCAAAACCATTGTCACCTGTTGTTGCAGAATTCCAGCACCCAATTAATTCACTTCCACTAGAAGAATTTTTAAGTACAGCGCCTCTTTGAGAGCCAGAACTTATTGAAAGTCTTTCACTACCAACAACACCACTCGTAGTCCCCACCAGCAAGTTACCGCTGGAGTCGATACGGGCGCGTTCTGTAGAGCCAGTTCGCAAAGACAGCACATTGTTTCCAGTAGCGTTAATAACACTCAACTCAGAGCCACCGCCGTTGATAAGTTGAAGCTCAGCGCCAAAAGATGATTGAATCTTTGCAATACAGTTATCAGTAGTCTTTGTCAGGTGCAGACGAGTATCTGAAGCCATTGAAGTCTGACCAATACCCAAGTTACCGCTTCCATCAAGGGTCATTGCTTGGGTGAAGGTGATGGCGTTACCTGCTGTGCCAGATGCGGCGTTGTACCATTGAAACTGGTTGCCAGCAATTTGGTAGTATCCCGCACTTGTGGTTGCTTTATATATAAAGTTTGTTCCGTTGTAATAGGCGTTTGCAGCCATCAAAACAGCCTGGTTAAAAGCCGCAACAGAACCATTACCTTTTAAGTCAATTATTCCGCTGTATGTTCCCCAAGCACTAGGCGTAACACCCAATCCCAAGTTACCAGAGCTATCAAACCTTGCCACTTCCGCACCGCCTTCAGCAAAGGCAATGGTATCAGCCGCAGGGAAGAAGATGCCTGTGTTGGTGTCGCCATCATTGGTGATTGATGGGGATGCAGCAGATCCATCAGCAAACTCAACAGTTGCAGATCCCGTGACGGTCAACGTCCCAGCAACTGCCAGCGTCTTGCCAGCTCCAACATTCAAGCCAACGCTGGTGCCTGTGCCAGCAGCCGCAAAGACTGCGTCAACGCCGTCAAGGTCAGTATTGATCTTGGTTCCCCAAGTGTCAGTGCTGGCCCCCACCTCGGGCTTGGTCAATAAAAGGTTGGTCGTTGTCGTATCTGCCATTTTTTACCCCTATGCGGCCTGCTGCCACGATGTTGAATTGTCTGCGATCTGAGTCCAAGTCTCTGACGTGTCTGACTCTGGAGTCCATGTCTCTGCCGTGTCGGACACTGGCGACCACGTCTCTGGTGTATCTGACTGGGCGGTCCAGGTTTCTGATGTGTCGGGCACTGCACCCCATCCAAACCCAACCATGGTCCCAACAGATCCCACCGCCTCGTTGCCGATTATCGCAACCTCAATGACGTTTGACACACTGCCAACAGCGCCAGTCCCAGAAACACCAGTAATAGCCTGGAAAGAGATCACCTCTGCCGACATAGTGCCAACAGCACCAGTGGCAGCGTTGCCAGTTGTCGCAGTGGACCGGGTTACCCCAACAGAGTCAACTGCACCAGTGGCCGCATTGCCACTGAGGTCAATTGACCTGGCAGGCGCAACAGTGCCAACGGCCAGTGTGGCCGCATTGCCTGTGACTGCTTTGGATGAATCTGGCGCCAGCGTGCCAACGGCACCAGTGGCTGCATTGCCGGTGATGGCAATGGTGATGGTGAGCGTGACGGTCCCGACATTGCCGGTAGCAATGGTTCCATCTTCTTGAATTGATCTGCTGGCTAAGACGCTGCCAACGGCACCAGTGGCTTGGTTGCCGCTGATAACGACATTGCCTATGCCATAAACGCCGAGGCCGTAATAACCTGTGCCGTAAGCAGCCATGGTGCTGCCCCTGCGTTACGCCAGCCGGATCAGGCCAGTGCTTGCATCATTGGTTGGCATGGTCAGCGTGAAGGTTCCAGCAGTCACTGTCTGGCTGCCAAAAGTGTGGACGCTGACTGCCTTGTCTGACTGGGTCGAGTTGTAGATCAATAACGCATCAAAGGCCGTGGAGAGGGTCACCGAGCTGTAGGTGATGCTGGCGCTGGGCGTGACAAATGCCGTGGTTCCAGAGGTGCTTGGAGGCGTGCCAAAGGTCACTGTGACACCGCCAGCCGTGTACCCGGTACCAGTCACCTCACCAGTTGAGCTATATGCCGTGGTGGAAGCATTGACGGTGGCGCTTGCCAGGTACAGGGCAGCCTTGAAAGTGTCTGCCGTGGTGGCAGCTCGGACAACGCCAGTGCCAAAGTTGTGGTGGCCGACAAGCAGCTCACCCTTAAAACTGGTACACATTGCCTGAGTATTCGCCATGATTTAACCCTCAAATTTGTTGACTGATGCCTTCGGCAAAGACGCCGCGCTTTAGCACCATGTTGACTGATCGATGGACCAACTCACCCTCATGCCAATACTCAACCCAGCTCGTTGTCTCGGTATCAGTATCAATGGACCCCTCACGCTTTTCCAGCAGTGACTCGTCCATCTCGCCCTTGGTTGTCGTTACCATTCAATCACCCAAATGTTTTTGCCCTGGTCAGCAATGCGCCGCCACTGGTTGAACCTCGATCATCTGCAATCTGCAACTGATCAAGCCCCGCCTGATAAAGCGCTGACCACACTGTGATTCTCGCATCATCTTGCAGGTAAGGCGCAGCCTGGAGCAGGGCGCCATAGAGGTAAACGTCAGGCGCCTGAGCCAGCAGCCAGTTGGTTGTCACGCTGGCTGACAACTTGGTCAACTTTGCGTAATAGGCCAGCTCTGCGGTGTATGCAGCGTCAGGGATCGGCAGCACTCGGATCTGGCCGCCCACAATGCCAAAGAAGATCGGCACGCCACTGGATCGGTACTGCACGCTCAAGGCATCAAGTGAATCGACAGTCTCAAACCCCAAAGGCGTGACAGGGTTGGTGCCGGTGAGCTTGATGGACTTTGTCTCCAGAAAATCATCAGGCACCGCGCTGTACTCAGTGGCAATCGACGCCGTGGATCTAACGATCATCTGCCGGGTGCGCAGTTGGCGCTCGATCTGAGCCTCAGCCAGCGCAATAAAGTCAGGGATGACGGTTGTCAGGTCGGTGCGGTTGAGCCAATCGCCAACTGATGTTTTTAACTCGGTATATGTAGTCAGTGCCATCAGCTTGCCTCTTTTTCCATTTCCTCTTTGACGATCCAGGTGTGCTCATGCTTGAATTCAAACGTGCCAATGTGGCCGATCTCTTTGCTCACGTCATGGTCAATATACACCTTGAACCCAAGCTCTTGCGCTTTCTTGCAAAAGAACACGTCTTCGCCCATGTAGCCTCGCGTGTCGTACTGCCAAGGCATATCGAACCAGGGTTCGCTCATGCCCTCAAAGACGTTGCGCTTGATCAGCATGACACCAGTGCCAACGCTGCCAACTTCTTCAAGACCAGTGGATTCTGGCATCGAATAGACGGGTTTGCGCTTGCCGTTCTCGTCATAGTTTTGTGCGGTTGGTCCTGTGGGCATCCTGCGTCTGGCGCAGTTGGCCGCAACCAGGTCAACGTCATGTTTCAGCAGCCGCTGGATCATGTCCTGGGGGAAGGTCATGTCAGAGTCAATGAACAAGATATGCGTGCAACCCTCACGCAACGCATCCAGGCACAAGTCAGCACGCTGGTTCTGAATCAACGTGCCCTGCAATATTTTCAGACTGATGGCATCAGTGGTGTTGAGCGTGTGATACGCCACCATGTTGACCATGCAGTAGGTGTAGTTGGTGTGGACTTGGTCACGCGCTGGCGTGCAAACCGCGATGTAGTTCATACTTGGCCGGGCCTCACGCGAAAGAATCGATTGTCGGGGTCATTAAGCCACTTCTTCATGTAAGCCTGGTCATCGAGCTTGCCTTCGGCCTTGAGCTTGTAATACAAAGACTCTGGGATGCTGGCGACATGATGCCACTCGCCTTGCCAGTTGGCCCTGTTGTCAATCGCTGCAAAGTCACGCTTGTTGGCCTCGATCACATCAGTCACGTCCTGAGAGGTCTGGATAGTCGCCTCGTCAGTGTCTGCGTTGTAGTGCCAGGTGCGAGTGATCCCCGTGTCGGGGCTTACATCAAGAATTCTTTTGTCCATGTAAGTGGGGCCAGGTTTCCCTGGCCCCGTCTCCTAGTCAGTTATCAAGAAGTGACCAAGTCAGCCGCCAAACCATGGGCATTTTCAGCCGTGATTTTTAAGCCGTATTCGATCAACAACATACGCTTCTCAGCGTCACCAGTCTTTGCCAACTCAACTTGCTGGTAAGGACGCAGCACAACCATCTTGGCATAGTCGGGATCAAGCACCCATGCATCACGCTCACGTTGGAACCTGTTAGCTATAGTACTCACATTCCCGAAATCTGAGACATAAATATCTACAGCGCCAATCAATGTCGCGGGTTTTGCGCCGCCATCAATGTTGAAACGTGAAGATGCAATGCCAGAGAAACCAGAGACGCGCTGCTTGTTGACAGGGCCAACCATCAGGATCTTCGGAGTGCCGCCAGCAGACCACACCTTTTGGATGACGTTCTTCAAGATCGTCTCGGTGAAGGTACGCACGTTGCCGTCAGTGCGAGCACTGTTGGGGAGCGTGGTGTAGCTGGGGTCAGTACCGTTGGTCTGCTTGTCAGTGTTGGTCTTGACAAACGCGCCCAAGGATGCGGTCACGCGAGCAGTGGTGGTGTTGCCTGCAACAGCAATGCCGCCATTCAAGAAAACAAATTCTTGATCCCGCTTCAACTCAGCACCGCGCTTGGCGATCTGGTATGCCAACTCAGAACGGCGACCGGCCTTGTTGACCACTTCCTCAGTGTTCGACAAGACGATGGTCTTGCGCGAAATCTGAGCGTAGTTGGTCACGCGAACGGTGGCGACAACGGCGTCAAACGTGCCGACATCGTCCCCTTCAAGCTGCGCATTTGCTGCGGCATCTGCCAGGGTATCGGTTTGGAATTCAAACAGAGTGTTGGAGATGGTTTCGCGGCCAATGTTGGATTGGAATGGAGTTTCTTCAGGTGCAATATTTGTTATTACATTTGAAAGATCTTCCCGAATGCCTTTAGCACTATAGGTTGTAAAAGTGTTGCTTACAATGGTCATGGTGTTACCTCAAAAGTTGATAGATTGCTGAGGCCGCATCATCGACACGGCCAGTCTTTGCGAGACGCTGTTTGGCGCGAGTTGCTTCAGTTGTTTGGGAGACCCGGCCTGCTGCACCTGGCTTGGCTGGCCGTGGACCGTTATTGGTCACAGGGGTGATTGCTTTTCGCTTGGTCATCATCTGGTCGTAGAGCGCTGCTTTACGCAACGCAACAACCGCCCTGTGATCCACAATGGCCTTCAGCTCCTCGGGTGTAAATCCAGTCTTTTGACCGAATTCGACCAGCAACTGCTTCTCTGCTTTCGCCTTTGCAGGATCTTTCCACTCGGGAATGATCTCAAGCAGCTTTGCGTGCTGCGCCTGTAAATGCGATTCAAAATGCTGCTGCTGCTCTTGCTGCGTGAGCTGGGCCACTCGTTGCTGTTCAAACTGAATGGCTTGGAGCTTTTCCTGTTTCTCACGCATCACCTCTTTTTGCCGCACCCATTCGATGGGGTCTTCTTGGTAGAGACGGTCCCAATCGATCTGTGTGTCGGCACTCTGGAGCTGGGCCTGTAACGCTCCCAACATCTGTGCGTATTGCGCACGTTCGGCACGCACTGCCTCAGTCTCAGCCTCGACCTGTTTTCGGATCTCGGCGATCTGCTGCGTTTTGCGTGTGTAGTCCTGGGTTCTTGAGTAACCTTTTTGGAGTTCGTCCAGCGTCACCTCGACTTCCTTGCCGTCAACTTTGACGGTGAAAGCCTGTGGCTGTTCTTCTTCCTCGGATTCCTCATCTTCCTCGGACTGTTCCTCTTGCGTTTCCTCGTCAGCAGCGTCTGCATCCGCTGACAATTCTTCGCTCAAGGCCGCGCCATCATCCTCTTCGGACTCTGGCAACTGCGTCTCTTCGGGCGACTGTTCTCCATCAACTGGCAGTATTCCCTCGAGAGCGTTGGCCGCTTCGGCCAAATTCATTGGACCCGCAGGGGCGCTTGGTTGTGCTGCCTGCGTGCTCATACGGTGACTTTCTGGGCGCGTTCAATTGCACGCTGCGCCAGTTTGCCGTTGTCCACCATCTTGGTGACTTCGGTCTTGAACAACTCAATGGCCTTGATCATGGCGTAAGCCTGCTCGCGCTTGTCGGCCTCATCGGGCTTGCTGCCCTTGAAAACCCACAACTGCTCGTTTTCGAGCTTTTCCAGCGCAGCCGCAAAGACCTCGTCTTGCAGCAACTGCTCGGCCTTTCGGCCCTTACGCACCTGATCTTCGTTCATTGAACCATTCCACTATTAGGGTTGATGGGCGGCACTGGTGCCTGGGTCGGCTGCTGCATGGCCTGGGCCATGAGAGCTGACTGCTGGCGCAGTGCCTCTCTGTCCAAGGACTGCTGGGCATCAAGCTCGGCAGTACTAAGTTGCACCCCGTACTTTAACTCAAGCTCGAACCTCTTGAGCACTAAGTCCTGCGCGAGTTGATCTCTTCGGTAATCATCGTCCCGAATCATCTGCTCGCGCTTCAATTCAAGCTCGGCAGCCTTCTTCTGAATGTCGGCCTGGATGGACTCGGCCTGGACCTGGGCCAGCACCTGCTCAGGCGTTGGGCGCTCAGGTTTCTGGGGCGGCATATACCCTTCGGGTACGTCCTTGAAGTACTGACTGGCGTCACGAAACCCTGACAACTCCACAATCTTGCGCAGCGTGCGCGAAAGTTGGGTCATGGTCACAAAGGGGTTGTCGGCACCCATGGTGCTCAGTGCCTGTTCTTGCTTTTGCAGGATCATCATCAGACCCTGCAAGCGCTCATTCACGTCACCCTGGCCCAGGCCAATGTTGATCGACACGTCCATGGAGTTGTCCCAGGCGCGGGGGTCGATCTGCACCCACTCGTTGCGCAGGCGCACCATGCGGGGCTTGTCCTGGTGGGTGGTGATCAAGAACAAGATGCCTTTAAAGAGCTTTTTCATACCCTCGGCCAAGATCCGCGAGGTCAGCTCAATGCGGCCCTGGCTGGCGCTGATGGTGGCGGCCACCGCGGCCTTGGTGCTCGACTGCAAGGCGTCAGCATTCAAACCCATCGCGGCCTTGCTCATGCCGGTGCGGTCTTCCTTGATCTGGTCCACATAGTCCAGCATGGGGAATGCGGCCTGGCCCACAAAGGGGGTGTTGAATGGCTGCACCATGCCAGGGGCACGCATCCTGATCACGGCGCCCGTCTCATTGTTGAGCACGTCATCAATGTTGACCTGACCCTCGACAATCGCGGTCCTGGGGTGGATTGACTGGGCCAAAGAGTCCAGCGTGTTGCGCAAGATCTCTGACTTGATCTCTTGCAAATCATGCGTGATGTCGAAAATCGACATGGACTCCAGGGGCGAGGTGTGGGGTTCTGGATCGCAGGGAAAGTCCACGAATGGAATGTATGACGCTGGCAGGTTGCGCACAATGTTGTAGCCAGAAC